TAAATTGTATATAGTTGGCTTGTGAATTTGGTTCATCTAATGTTGTTTACGAATAGGAGCCCTTGAAAGCTTTTGTGGTCTCACTTTAGTGTTGTTATTTATAACAATGCGGGCAGGAAATTTAGCGCCTTTGTGAGCATGTTTATTAGTTCGTCGTCTTGGTCTGTAACGTCGCTTGAGTTTACCGGATCTGAAGGGGTTTCTTCGTGGTTTGTTGGAATAAGACCAGGGAGCACGTCTTCTATAATTTCGAACCCCTCTTTTATTAGGCCTCCCGATTGGATCTTTTCCTTGAATCACCTCGTCGTTGGTGCTGGGTACGTTGATGTTTAGTGGTGGTTTTGGCTTTTTGAAGTTCGGCACAAATGGTTTCGCGTTCGGGTTGAGATGTGACGGTTTGCCAGCGAGGTATTCATCCAATATTTGACCGTCAGCTTCTTCTCTCATCTGTTTGTCCAAAGCAGGGTCGTACTCCGTCTGTGCACTGAACGAAGCATTTAAGTTCTTGTCGCCTTTAGCATTGAACTTGGCCTCTACTGCATCTTTTGCTGTGTGGTTGAATTCGGCAGCAGTTTTAAGCGCCTCTATATCCGGTAAGGCAGTAGTCGTGACATATGGTATGAATGAGGAGTTTTGCAGTGGTCTCAGCTCCCACCCTAAACAGCACTTTGAGACTATGTTTGGCATGCCATCTAACGTCTGCACGCCGTCGTTGGATCTGGCACAAGCTGAGAACATAGTGAGAGACGCGGTGAAATCGCCCCAGACGAAGTCACTCAATGCTTTTGCTGTTTGATTCGATCCATCACTGGTGAACCAGTATACGCTGTTGGTACCGGTTTCATCCTGTTGGGCGTAGCATATCCACATTGTGCCATCTGATAGTGCGGTTCCTTCTTTATTTCTGGTCATTGCTGCTGCGGAGTATCTGTTGGTGGGTTGGGTCATTCGATTAACTATGAATGCGCCTTCTTTGGCTCGGGCAATGTAAGTTCTGTCACCGAGTGATGTGATATCTTCTGGTGTTTTAACCACTGGACCTAAATTGCAAACTGCGACGTACACTAAATCGCTGACGTAGGGTGATGGTGGCGCTGCTCTAATTTCACGGTTGCTGGTTTTTGCCAGTGCACAAAGCATTTTCTCGTTATCTGGAGTAAACACTTTACCGGATGCGTGGTGTAAATCCAGTAGACCAATTAACCATTCTTTGCCGTTTTTAAATTTTGTAGCCACTGCCATGCTGGCGTTAATGTTGGTGTAAATGTCGTAGTCGAACGGTATTTGTGCACTATATATCATACCACGATCTACGAGAGTGTTCTGGTCATAGGTGATGGTGGTTGACTGATAACATTGTCTGGCATCTGCAAATTGTTTGCTGTCTTTTAGATTGAAGTATGGGCTGGTGATACCTAATGTTGAACCAAGCATAGCACCTGGTCCGGCAGCCCAACCGTTCTGACCTACGTTGTAAGTGGCGGTGAATACCGGATATTTAAGTGATGGGATAGTAAGCATCAACATATTGACGCCACCGACGTTGTCCTGCCATTTTTCTGGTAGATCCATGCGATTAGTTACGACGACGTTATGTTTCAAGGTTTTGGTGGCGCCGCTAAGATCGGGGCAGCCGACATATGACGCATCAGCTACCGCCGGTGGATGGATATATTTCTTTAACCACGATCTACCGTTATCATTGAGACATTTAGCTAACAATGTTTCTACGTTTGCTGCCATAATTCGTAACAGTTTATAAATGAACAATGAATGTAGTTGTTGTTGTTTAAATTAAATTAAAATGATTAATAAATGGATTGTTAGTGGAGAATAATGAATTATTGAATTTTGATTACGAATAGGACAGTTTCTAGTTGTTGTATTGGGTCTCATTTGGGTTCCAATGATGTAATGACCAATTCCTTAACTCCAAATCGTCGATGGTAGGCAATTTGGTAATGTGTACTAAGAAGTCCACCATAATGTCTATTTCTTCAGGGGTGATTTTGATACCGAATTGCGCGTAGAATCTGCTTGCCACAACGCATCCCATTCTTCTTTCGCATTCATCGTGAATGACATCTAGACAATCGGTGACACTTTTCTTAACTTCATCCCAGTCGGTGTTTGTGGTGTACACTTTAGTCAAAACTCGAGACGTTCTTCTGATGACGTCTGGAAACCAACCGTGTGGTGTAACTATGTTTGCAATGAACTCTGGTATATCAGGTGTTTCTAATTTAATTTTGTAACCGGTCTCCTTGAGCAGTGTGGTGGTGTTATATTTTACTTCCTCGTACCCTTTGCAAATTATGATTGAGTCGTCACCTTTGAACGCCGCAACGACGATATGATCGTATTGATATACTGCACCCATAATAAGCATGTTGAACAATGTGTTTCCCGCCAATGTAAACACCTGACCCGAATGTTGTTTCCATTCCCCTGATAACATGATGTAGCTTTCATCCGTAATGCTACGTAGTTTCCATTTGTGTCTCATGTCTTGGTATTTGTCCATAATTCGTTGCGGCATACCTAGTTGCTTCATCATGACGATACTTGCCATAGTTCCTTGCTCTTCTTGTGAACTGTCGAATTCGGAGAAGTCGGCCATAATCTTTTTGTATCGCCTATCATTTAGTTCTTTGTGATATTTATCGAACTGCTCAGACAGTTTAGCATCGGATGCGCCATACGCCAATAATACATTTGGTTTCAAGAAGTTTTTAACTAAACTGTCGTATGTTCTCGTAAAGCTGGACATGACAGCATTCATCATTTTGCTCCACGCACTAATACCCTGACCTGCTTTGTCTTTGATTTCAAAACCTGGTCCTTGAACTAATTTAACTTGTCTCTTCATATGAAAGGACACTATGCCGTGATATTTTTCGTGGAACTCCGTTTCAAGGTCACTCAATTTGTTAGTGTCTCCACTCAGCATGTTTCTTATTATCTCAAGCGTGGTTTTACTGATGTAGCTGTCTTTGTTAAAGTGTGTTTGCATTTGTTGATTGGTGTAACCTTCATTGACCATATGAGCTATCTTAGCTATAAATTCTTGATCTTCCAAATATTTGCTTTCGTATTCGTCTTGGTTGAATTTTTTCTGCAACTCCCTTATGTAATCGAACACACCATCTCTTATCAGCTCCGGGTTGATCATTTTACGCATTTTCTCCTTCCATCCGTATACCATAAATTGGTCAAACCCTTTGAGGTACAGATCTATTACGGTTGGCGGTAATTTCATGTTCTTCTTTGCGTACCTCTTAATTATAGTGTCCAGTTCTTTCTTTTTGTCGTTTGGGAAGTGGTATTGTGAGTACATTCGGTTTGTAAGCTTCCTGCCCAACACTCTTGCCCTGTCATTCATGATGGTGTCCATTGTAGTTTTGAGCATCTGCCCGTTCTCCTTATATGGTAATATGTCCCATTTGTACCCAATTATATCAGTGACATTGTTTTGGACGCCTTTGTGCTCGGTTGGTAAGAATATTCGATCGAGTATTTCGCAAACCCTATTATTATCTTTAGTTTGGGGTGGTGGCGGATAGTAGTGGTTTGCTGACTTATCTTTCGGTATTTCTGGTTTCATTGCATTACCGAGATGTATACCATGTGTATCTAGAGCCCTTTCCATTGGTGAATTAAGAATCTTGTAATACCTTTCGATGTCGGAATTATCACCATATACAACTAATTCTGTGCTTGCTCTGCTCATGGCCACATACAAATAAGCGATAACTGGATCATTGGGTAACGACTCGATATCCCTGAGCATGAGCACAACTTCCTTGTACGTGCGACCCATTGATTCGTTGTAAGTGAGTATCTTGTGCCCCTGTGCCCAATTTTGTTTTGCAATGTCGTCTTTTTGTGCCTGCGTGGCAGTGAGAATAACAGCGTATTTATGTTCAGTCACGTAGTCTATGACCTGCTTTGCACAGTTAATGATTTTGAATAATGCCCTATTCTTATGACCGCTATAACCGAACAACTTGGCAATACGGTCGGGCATTCTGCTGCTATGAGTCAATTTTGGGCCAATAAAGGTTATTTGTTCATCGCTGACGGGTGTGAACCCGTCGTAACTTCTGTATCTGATTTGCTTGTCGTCTGTCATTGCGTACATTTCGCCTTTAATTACAGTTCTGAGATACGCTAGATGTTCTACGCTGTAGCATAATGCTTCGTCTATGGCGCAGATCGTTTTGGTGTATTGATGCCTGCAAGCAGTAATGAAGGTTCTGTCATTATTC